GCCGTGCCGGGCGAACGGCTCGATGTTGTTCGACACGTCGCCGTCATTGGTGCCCTCGACGTACACCGTGCGCACGAAATCCGCAGGCAGCCGGAAGGCCAGCGCGTAGCCGAACAGCGGCTTGGCAGTCGGGTCGGAGGCCAGTTGCGCCTGCGCGCGGCAGCAGCGCCACGGGTGCGAGCGCAGCATTTCCAGAACGGTGGGCTCGTAGCTGGTGAGAAAAAGGCGGCCAGCCTTCGATGTGCTGTCAGCGACAGCCAGCGTCGGCTGGCCCAAGTCGATCAGGGCAAGGTTGGCGATGCCAAGGTCGGTGATCGGAAGTGTCGACGCGGGCATGTTCGACCTTTTGACCCCTGCCGTGGCAGGTTACTTCACGTATTCCATGTTCCACGAAATGTTGCCCGCCGCCGCGCCCGCCGTGCCTGCGACGACGACCACGTCGTACCAGAGGTTGGGGTCGGCGGTGAGGCCCGCGTCCTGCCACACCTGCTGTCCGATTTTCGAGCCGAGCCGGTTGGCACCGAACGACACTTCCTGCCCGGCTTGGTTCGCCGCCGTCGGCGCGAGCGCCGAGGTATAGGCGTTGCCGAGGACGACAGCGCCGCCGTCCGCCGCCGTGCGGTAGAGGCCGACGGTCCACGCCGCAGCCGCCGCAAAGGCGTCGTTGAACAGCAGGATGGAGAGGATGCGCCAAGACGAGTGAACCCGCGCGATGCGGTAGGTCGATCCGTCATTGTCGGACGCAGCCTTGGCGATGGTGCCGACCATGTGGGCGGCCTTGCCTTCCGAGGTGGCGTTCGGGGAAAGCGTTTGTACGGCTGCGTCGGCGTTGGCAACGCCGGGGGATTTGGCATTAACGACGGCCATGATGGCCTCCTGTTGCTAGACGCCGAGCCCTATTGCTGGCGTTCGCATTTGCTGGCGGCGTAACGGGGTGGAAGCCGTCACGCCGCCCTCGTGAGGATTTAGATGCCGGGTCCTGTAGTCGCGGAACAGGTGATGATGCCGACCTTGGTTTCTTCCATGCGGGTCGACCCGATGATCATCGAATAGAAGACCTGCGTGGCGTAGTTCTTGTCGTCGCGCTCGCTGATGCGGGCGGAGGCGTCCTTGCCGATGCCCAGCTTGATGCCCGACTTCGTCCAGTACAGCACGTTGTCGTTGCCCGAGCCGTCCAGCGTGGTGCGCTGGATGCGGATGAACTTGAAGCCGACAAAGGTGTCCAGCTTGCCCTCGACCAGCGCCTTGACCGTGTTGTAGTCGGCGGACGTGGTCTTGGTGGTCGACAGGATCGAGGTGATCTGCCGCGCCGGGCAGGCGATGAAGCGTTCCTCGTCCGGGTCGACGTCCTTGCTGTCGAGCATTTCCTTGGCCGCCAGCAACTTCTGCACGTTGAGGCCCCAACTGCCTGCCGAGGCTGCCGGGTCCTTCACCGTGATCGGGATGGTCATCGTGGTGTCGTAGGGCGTGAGCGTCGAACCATCGACGCCCGTGTTCGCCGTGGCCGTGGCTGCGACAATGATCGCATCGTCCATGGCGCGGCCCATCGCCCAAGCAGCGGCCTGCGCGTATTGCGAGGCGGGGTCGATCAGCATCCTGACTTTGTCTTCCTGATCGACGAGGTCGGCCCAGTCGTAGTCGACGAGTGCCACGCGCCTGCGGGCGTGTGGGGTATCCATGCGCGGGGTGTCGGAGTGGCGGGAGACGCGGACCTGCGCCGCGACCGGACCAATCTGCTCGAAGTACGCGGTCTTGCCGACCACGCTTTCGGTCGAGACAGCCGACCTGAGCCTGCTGCCTTTCTGTTGCGCGAGGTGAGCAACATTCCCTTTGTATTGCTCAACAAATGCCGTCGTAATTTGAAAGCTCATAGCTAATTTCCTATGCTAGCGACACTACGCCTAGGCTTCGCTCCAGCGTCCAGCCGAGGCGAAGCAGGCGAGCGCGCAAGGTCCAATAAGCGATGCCAAAGAGTTCGGCTATTTCGGGCAGCGTGTAGTCGAGTTCGCCGACCCAATAGCGCCGGACATTGCGACGATTTTTCCCTTGAACATCGCGGGTGGCCCAACGCACGTTGCCGGGTTGATAACCAAGCGAGTTGTCAATCCGGTCTATCGTGTGTTGGGGTGTTGGACGCTTGCCGATGGCAGCATGGAACACGCTGAATGAGTTCAGCCATTCATCGCAAACCGTGATGCCGCGCGCACCATAGTTCTTGTAGTCTTTTGAAGAACTATCGTAGCAACGCTTTTTCAGGTTGTTCCAAGCGTTGTATTCGGGCGTCGCCCTACCCACACGCTTGTGACCATGCCGGAAATTAGACAAGCGGTCCTCCGGTCGACTTGGGTTTCAAAGTCTGCCGGAGTGCCGCCGTAAGGCGATCCGATTTTAGGGGGCGTTGCGGATCGGAAGCCGAGTGCCCGCAACGCCCTTCTGTATCACGCCGCCGGGGCTTCGACAAACAACCGATTGTGCAGGTCTGTGAGTTCACGCAGGCGCAGATCGTGGTCGGGATGGCTGGCGTCCTTGAGTGCCGCGTCGTGCGTGTTGCGGAAAGCCGCGATCTTGTTGCGCAGGTTGTCCGGCGAGTTGTCGGCGGCCTCGCCCGGCGGTCGTGGTTGCCGCTCGCCGGTCGTCGCCACCTTGTTCTGGTAGAGGTACTTGATGAACGCGGGCATGCGCGCCAGCCCGCTGTCCTTGGCCGACTTCTGCAGTTCGGGCGGCATTTCGAGGTAGGCGGCGCGCGCCAGCGCGCGGCGCGCCTCGAACTCCGAGCCCCAGTCGCGCTGCAGTTCGGCCTTGCCCTTGACCACGTCGGTGTCGACCGACCTGTTGTACATGTCGATCTGCGCCACGTAGCGGTCGCGGTACTGGTCGACCAGCTTCTGCGCTTGGCGCTGCGACAGCCCCGACTGGAACGCGGCCTGCCGCCACCAGCCCTCCATGCTCTCGTCCCAGTACACGCCTTCCGGCATGGCCTGCGGCTTCTCGAACGAATAGCCCTGCGGTTCCGGCGGACGCCCGCCCGCGACGTAGTAGCGGTCCCATGCCTCTTGATCGTTGGGGTCCTTGGGGATCGGCACCTTGTCGCTGCCAAGCGTGCGCTCAAGGTTGACGTAAGCGCGCGCAAGGCTCTCCGGGTTGGAGTAGCGCGCCAGCGAAGCGTTCTCCTGCAGGTCCTTCGGCAGCGTCTTCAGGAACTCGCGCTGCGGGTCCGTCCCGAGCGACGGCGGGGTTTGCGGGGCTGCGGGCGCGGCAGGCGGCGTTCCAGCCGCTGCAGGAGCCGCTGCAGGCGCTGCAGGCGGCGGCGCAGCAGGCGGTGCTGCCGCTGCAGGCGGCGCTGCCGGGGGGTCAACACCTAGGAGGTCTTCTGGCATTGCCTTGCTTCCTTCTTGATTTGCTCCCAAGCCATGATGACGTCGTCCTCGCGCATGTTGAGGTCGCGTTCGCGCGCGTCAAGCTGGCAGGTGCGTTCGTCGACCTGCCGGGCCAGCGCATCGAGGCTGTTCGCGCGCGCCAGCAACTCCAGTCCCATCTGGTCGAGGCGCTGCTGCAGCGCCCTGAAATCCTGTATCACGGCGGCTCGTCTCCTATTTCGAGTTCAAACTGCTCCAGCATGCCGATGCGCGCCTGCGGGATGTCCGAGGGTGTCATCTGCATGTAGCGCAGGATATGCAGCACCACCTCGCGCTGCCCCTCCGCATGCGCCATGCTAATAGGATCAGCCGACAGCGTCGAGCCCAGCAGGTAGTGCCGCGCCATTAAGTCGTGGAGAACCCGCCTGCCCTCGCCCGACCCGAACACGGCGCGGTAGTCCTGCAGCCGCATGCGGTCGTCGTATCGCTGCTTCTTCTCCGCCATCGCTTACTGCCGGTACGCCTGCTGCGCGCCGCCGACCGCCGACTGGATCATCGAGGGGATGTCGATGCCGCCCGGGCCTCCGGGTGCGCCCTGCCCGCGTGGCGGCGGGACCAGCGGCGGCGTGGCCGACGGTGCCGGTGGCGGACCCTGCCCGACCGAGGGCGGCGGTGTCTGCTGCGCCTGCCCGACCGTCTCGACCGCCTGCTTGCCCGCCGAGGCGAGGCTGTCGGTGCCGCCGCCCGCATCCTTGAACGCCTTGGCCAGCATCGGGATCATCGCCATCATGTTCTTCTGGTTCGCCTGCTGGCCCATCTGCGCGGTCTGGTCGTCGGTCTTGAGCATGGCGTCGTCGACGCCGAACCAGTCGAACAGCATCGGCGTGACCTTGGTCATGTCGATGGGCGCGAACAGTTGCTGCGCCACGTCCGGCCCCAGCTTGGCCAGCGGTTCGAGCACAGCGATCACCTGCTCGAAGCCCTGCGCGATCTGCGACTTCTGCGCCCGCGCCAGCGGCGACGAATACTCGATGCGCATGTCCGCGCCTTGGATTTCATCGGGCGGCTGCTCGAAGGCGTTCATCCGCGACATGATGCCGAACACCCGCTCGACCAGCGGGTTCAAGAACTCGTTCTCAAGGCGGCCCAGCACCGGGCCGAGCAGGCGCATGCGCTCTGTCTGCCGCTGGATAACTTCCGTTGCCGTCATCTTGAAGTCGCCGACGAACTGCACCTGATCGACGAACATCGTCGTCCTGATCGCGTCGTCCAGCTTGGCGATGTACTCGCCCGCGTAGGGCAACTGCGCCGAGGTCGGCATCTGGCCGATTTCGGTCTTGTTGCGCAGGTAGGTCAGTGAACCCGCGTACTGGCGTACTGGTCCGACAAGGCCTTCGTGCGGTACGGTCAGCGGCGGGTCCACTGCCTTCTCTGCCGCACGCATCACGGTTCGCGTTGCAGCGTTGGCGACCTTGACCTGCGGCAAAGCTGTCATCAGCGGCGAGCGCCCGAACACCTCCCCGGAAATCACCCACCAGCGCGGCACCACGTAGGGCATTTCCTCGACGCCGCTTTCCTCCAGCAGGTGCTGCTCGCCTTCCTCGATGTAGCAGATGGCGATGGGCATGTTCGCCGGGGTCTTGCTGCCGTAGGCGCGGTCCTTGTCCTCGCGCGGCGAGCAGACGTTGAGCACCTTGAACTTCTCGTCGTACCTGCCCTTGTCGTACAGCGCCGTCACCTTCGGCGAAACCTTGTCGCCCCAGATGTCGACCATGCTGCGCACGGTGTACATGCTGTCGCGCATCACCGTGTCGATGAAGCCGTACTCGTTCTCCGCCACCACGCACTCGAACACCGGGTAGGTGCGCACGAAGATGTGGCCCTTCTTCTGCTGGCCGACGTACATCACCGCCGTGCCGAGGCTCGCCATGTCTTCCAGCAACTGGTTCGCCTGCGAGTGGAACGCGGTGAACGGCGAGGACAGCGCGTTGGAAATCCCCTTGGACACGCCGTTCGTCCAGTGCTTGGCGCTCTCCTGCTCGTCCAGCGCCTCGTTGGCCAGCCGGATGTTGAGCCAGTTGGTCGCCGGGTTCATCAGCATGCCGTGCATCGCAGCCGCCAAGGTCTGCACGCACTGGATGCCGATGGGGTTGAAGATTTGCGGACTGATGCGGCGGTCGCCGTCGGCGCGCGGACCCTGCGCGCCCATGCGGCGCGGTGCGCCATAGCGGGCGCAATCGTCCCACATGTTTTTCCAGTTGCCCCGGTCGCTGTCGAGGTGATTGTAGCGTGCGATCAGCTTCTCGACGTCAGCCGCCACGGCGTGCCGCCTCTCTTGCCTCGACCTCGTAGGGCGAGTTGTTATAGCCGTACCAGACCAGATACCAGAACGTTTTCAGCCAGTAGGCGACAAAGCCGTCGCGCTGGCGCTGCAGCCAGTGGCAGAGTTCGTGGCGGCGCAGCGAGCGGTTGTTGAAGTACTTCGGCTGCAGGTAGATGCCCCATGGCGTATAGACCCCGCCGAAATCGAGCCAGCGCAGGAACGTCCCCCAGAACCATCCGGCGGGCTTGATGTCCGGCATTACGCACCCAGCAGCGTCTTCTGCGTAACTTTGTTGGTGCTGTCGCCCAGCGTTCCGACCGCCGGGCCTCCCGCTGCCGCTGACCGGGTATCGAACGGCGCACCCGCCGCTTGGCCCTCGGTCACGGGCGTGATCGGCGTGACGATAGGCGGTGGTGCCGGGGGTGGTGTCGGTGCCGGATACGATGGACGTCCGCCGCACATGGTCGCCTCCTAAACTCCGAGCAGGGTCTTGCGCAGGGCAGCGGGATCGCCGCCTGCGCTCCGGCTAAGAACGCCGCCGCTTGTTGCCCCCAGCGGCGCTACGGTGGCAACCGGCGCAATCGGCACGGCTGCTGGCCCGGTATCGGGGGTCCGGGCGGCGGTGGCCCCGCCGGTCAGCCGCGCGACTTCCTCTGGCAGCGCCTTGTTGGTAACGGGATCGGTCCTGTAGAACCCCATGTAGGGATATTGCGGCATCGGCAGCGCCGCCCCCGTGTCGGCGTTGTACATCTGCCCGCCGCCTGCGATGCCGCTGCCCGGTATGTTGGCCCCGCACATCACGTACCGCCGAGCGACTGCTTGGCCGCCGCCTTGTTGGCGCTGTCGACGAGCAGGCCGCCGCCCATGCGTCCGGTCGTGTTCGGGTCTGCTGGCCCGCCGCGAAACTTGTAAGCCTGCGAGGGATCGCCCGCGACCTTGTCGACGTTGACCACGCCGACGTTCGGCGCGGGTGCCGGGGCCGGTTGCGATGATCCGCCGCCGCCGCCGAAGCAGTAGAGCGCCTGCACATGGCCGGGCCTGTGCATGGTCACGCCCCCAGCAAGGTCTTGGCTGGCTTGCTCGAACTGTCCTGCACGCCCGCGAGGCCCGAAGGCCCGACAGTCGACTGGAAGCCGGACGCACGCGCCGCGCGCAACTGGTCGACGGCGGCCTGTCGGCCCGCCGCGCCTTCGTCCATCTTGGAGGGTGGCGGCGGTGGGGCCGCTGGTGTGGGTGCCGGTGCCGCTGACGATCCGCCGCCTCCGAAGCACCAATAGACCTGAACCTCACCGGGCCTACGCATGGTGTGCCTCGCCGTGATGGATGCTGCACAGCCACACCACGTCAAGGGGTCGGCTGTAGTCGGACATGGCTACTTCTCCGACGGTGATTTGCCGACCGGAGTGACGCGCGGCGTGACCAGCGGCGTCTCTGCTGGCGTCACGCGCGGTGTTGGATTGCCCGAGGTGCCTTGTCCGGGATTGCGCTGGCCTTCGATGCCCATGCTCGTACTCCCCGGTTGCTGCTATGCCGCTATAACATGGCTGTGGATTTCATACCATTGTGTCATGTTCTTAACGCAACTTTCATCAGGTTTACTGTATTACCGTGTCGGCTGCGCCGCGCTAACCCCCGGCGCAGCCGTCTCGACTTGCCGCGCGTTCACCTCCCCGGTGACGCGCGGCTTTTGTTTGGGCCACACCCGGGCGAACTGCAAGTAGTCTGCGCCGTCGGTGCCGTACTGCTTCAGCCGCGCCTCGTTGGTGAAGTCGATGATGCGCAGCAGGGCGTGCGCGGTGACGTGATTGATGTGGCTCTTGCACTCGACGCGGTGCCCGCCGTTCTCGCGGATGAAACGCCACATCAGGTCCAGCTTCGGCTTGAACTGCGCCAGCACCTGCTGGTAGGTGTCGGTGCCGAACGAAAATAGCTGCCAGCAGCAGGCGTACTGCTCGAACACGCCGATGGTCGCAGCGGGCCTGCCGTTGAGGCGGGCGATCCAGCCGACGCCCTTGTTGTCGCGCCCGACCGCCTGATGGATCATTGCCGCCCATTCCAGCGGGTTGTTCGACGGCAGCATGTTGGATATTTCCTGCCGGTCGATGGCGCGCATGTTGAAGCAGATGAACTCCAGCGCCAGCCAGTCCATGGGTTCGGCGGCGACACGCCAGCCGACCCCGGTCATCGACTTGTCTGTGCCTTCCAGCCAAGTCTTACGCGCCAGCACTCTTGTCCGTTCCTTTGCCCGCCTTGCGGTTGACCGTGCCGCCCTCGACGGCGAAGGCATCGAGCGTCTGCGCAGCAGACAGCCGCACGCCGCAGGCGGCACACTCCGCCGTGCCGTCGGCCCGCCTGATCCACGTGTGCTCGCCGTTCGGCGACTTCTCAAGGTTGCTGCACGGCGCTGCCGCCGGGTTGTTGGCTTCCATCATTGGCACCTTAATACGTCTTCCAGATCACGCCAGCAGTCGCAGCATGGGGTCACCCAGTCGACCGAGAACGCCGTGGGGCAACACCAGTCGCACCAGAATTAAGATGCAGATCAGCGCGAAGATGACCCACAAAATCTGAATGACCTTGGCCGGGATCGGCACGCCGATGACCGTGGTGAGCACCCAGATCACCAGATAGATCACCAGTGCGACGAGGCAGATGTAGATCAGTGCGTAGATAATGCCTTCGATCATTGTCGCCTCCCTGCTGCCGCGTATCCAATCCAGAACCCGACGCCCATGATGGCGATGACGATGATCAGGTCGAGGGTGGTCACGTCTGTGTTCTCGGTGCCCCGTTGTCCTCGCGCGTGATGGCGACGTTGACCCACATCGCCACCGTCCGCAGCGAGCGCAGGATGAAGGTCTTGTCGGGGCCTTCCGGCACGCCGATTTCGATCAGCTTGGCGTACTGCGCGGCACCGCCGCGCAGTTCGTCCATCATTTCGACTTGCCGTTCGGTTGGTCGATGGTAGTCGAACGCCTGCTTGTCGAGGCTCATCGACGGCTGCCCCGCTTTTTGTGCTCGTCGTCGTCGTCATTCTTGCCAGCCTTGGCCGACATTGCGCCGCCCTCTGGCGGTGCTTCCGCCGTGAAGGTGAACGGCACTTCGGTGGATGGCGCGAACCCTGCGTTGCGCACCGTCACCGGCACCGCATCGGGATTGACGAACAGCGACGGCTTCACGCCGGTCGACACCTGCGTGGCGGAAATGAACTTGGTCGGCTCGTCGTGCTCGCCGAACACGATGACGCTCTTGGGGTGGAAGCCGGTGCCAGTGATTACCAACGTGATGTCCTTGGGATCGCCGCACACTGCGGTGTCTGGTTCGAGCGCCGTGATCGTCGGCTGCTCGATGCCTTCGATGCGCACGCCCTCTGCGCCCACGTCCATCGGGACGATTTCATCTTCTGCCATGGTGATAGCCCTCTGTACTGGTTTACGTCGTGGCTTGGGTAATGGCTTGGGTAATGGCTTGGGCAACGCGCGGCTGCGCTTTTTGCTCCGTACCGGCTTTGCCTTCTTCTTCACAGTGCCTCGGTCTGTTGTCCCCGGGCATAGTGTCGGTGTTCGCGACTGGCGTCCAGCATATCATAGGGTTCGTCCAGCGCCTCGGTGTGCCTGCGATAGTCGGCGGCGAACTCGCCCCCGGCGAACGTCAGGCAGAAGGCGTCTGCCACATCCGGCGACTTCAGGCCCCGCTTCTTCATTTCGTCCTTCGGCTCGATCTGCAGCTTGCCCGAGGACAGCGGCTTGTAGGTCGGCCCCACGAGGTCGCTGATCAGCGCCGGATCGTTGGGGATGCGGCAGTCGCGGGCCATGAACCACTCGCGCGCGTTCCACCACAACTCATCGCGCAGCCGCATGTAGCGGTCGGGCTGGCTTGAGGTTTCCCCGACGTTGACGCCGAACACCGGCAGGCCCAGTTCACGCAGGCGGTCGATCACGCCAGCGCCGATGCCGATGACATCGCCGTTGATCACCGACGGCTTGGTGCTGTCGGGCGTCTCGAAGTATTCACGGCTGACGATGCCGCAGCTTTCCATCAGGTCGCGGTGCCGCCACACCTTGGCGGGCTCGATGACGTGATTGCCTCGTCGCTTGACCAGCGCGCAGCGGTCATCACCAAAACGCGCAACATCCAGCCCCCACACGCACGCTCGACCGCTGGTGACAGCCACGTCGCGCGCGACTGCAGCCTCAACAAGGTCAAGGCTAATAACAGCGTTATCCTCAGACGTAGGAAAGTCGCCTTTGACCCGGATGCGGAAGACATTGGAGTGCTCGCCATACTCGCGCGCCATCTGTTCGGGATAGTTCGGAGAAGACCACGGGTTCAACTGCCATGGCCAGTGCAGGCAGTGCCACAGCCAGCGCCCCTCCTTGAAAGCGCGCGAGAAGTAGCCCATCGACTTGTTTGGGTTGCCAATCATCAGCGCGTGCGAGCCCTTCGAGGACATTGCGCCGGATGCGATTTCAAAGATGATGTCCTCCATGCCGCTGGCTTCTTCCAGCAGGAACAGCAGGTTCTCGCTGTGGAAACCTTGCAGGGCTTCGGGGTTGGACTTCGAGGCGGTACGCGCCACCATGAAGCTGTCCTCGGGCATGGCTCGCAGCGTGATCCGCTCCAGCCCGATGTCGTACTGCGAGCGAAGTGCTTCCGGCAGCAGGCGTCCCCATTTCATCAGTTCGGACCATGTCACGTCACGCAACTGGTCCTGCGTGTTTGCGGCTACTGGTATCTTGCAGGGGAAGTGCGTCGTGATGAAGTACCACGCGATCCATGACAGCAGCGCGGTCTTGCCCTGATCGTGCGCGGCGCGGATCGCCAGATGTGTGTGCGTGCGAAACGCAATGAGCGCCTCGACCTGATGCGGCTCAGGCTTGGCGCAGAGCACGTCGGTGACGAACAGCAGCGGATCAGCTTGGATCGCGCACGTCTGCCACGCTTCCATTCGTTCGCGGTCGGTCTTCGGCGGAGTGTTCAATGGTCAGCGCCCTGCGTTCACGCAACTCCTTTAGCAGGTCGATGAACACCTCGCCCGCCTCGTAGGTGATCGTCTGATCCACCACCTGCATCGGCCTGCCGTCGAGCCGGTCGTAGATCATGGTGCAGGCCCAAGGCTCGCCATCCATGGCGCAGAGCGCGATCTTGTCGGCGATGCAGCGCAGTCTGGTGCTGCCCTTGTACTTGCCCTTCTTGATCTGCTCCTTGACCGCCATGCGCAGCGCGTCGGTCGCCAGCTTCTCGCTTAGCCGACCGCCGGGATTGGCAACATTACCGGGTTGAAACGGCATGTCCCTGCGTCCTAAGTTCCTGCGCTCTCACTCTGATCGCGGAGGCGAGAAGCCGATATACGTCAGGCTCCTTGCCCTTGTTGCCGAAGAGGATTTCCGCAATGGCGACAGTGTCATAGCCTCTATTCCAGAGGCGGGCGGCACGGTCAATGTCCTCTTGGTTCATTTTGATCCAGATCAAAGTTGCGTTCTCACTTTGTCCTCGCCTCGAAATGACTGCAGGACTTGGTCTGTCGGGGGATCGCGGTCAGTGGCGAATAGCCCATGATGCGGGCGAACTCGCCGCAGATGTAGCCGCCCAGCCCGCCACGCTTGACGAGGTGAACGCAGTCGCCGCAGCACATCCCTGCAGGACCCGTGCCAGCCCAGTGGGCCATGCCCTCGATGGTGTTGCGGACCTTGCGGTCGAAGTCGGGGTCAAGACTGGTCAGCATGGTCCTTCATCGCCTCGCTGATCCCCGGCGGCCACTGCTAGCCAGTAGCGTTTGAGACTAACTTACGGATTTCCGCGATTGCCTTTTCCGCAGTTGTTTCTTTCCAAGTCAACCGTTCAACCTCAACCAATAAGGCTTCAGCGCGGCAACATCGGTCCCCCCAATAATTGACATTGGGTGGTGAATATCTCGCTTCTATTCTCACAATGTCGATCATTTAAGGGCCATCAAGGGCTTTCACCCCGAAAACAAGGTCAACAGCATTTGCGCCCGCAGCGGTGTCGCCACGGCTATATCGAGCAAATACTGTTCCGTTGCGCCACGATGAAATTGTCCCGGCCTCAGCGCGTCCGTGGTCCCGATAGATCACTGTTCGCCCGACATGCTCGGGGCCAAGTTTATCGTAGTCGAGCGGCTCAGCTTCCCAAGACCCAACCCAACTGCGCCGACGATCATCGACATTGTGAACAATCATGTAGTCGTCCCTTGTGCGGCGGTATACGTGTCAGTCGCTTTTTCAGGGTAACGCGCTCGATATAGCGTGATGACGCGAGCGGCCCAATCAAGCAATTTGGCCGTTGCTTCATTGGTCTGCGTTGGACCGTCAGCATTCGCGATAGCGTCCATCTTGCGGATCAGCGCGGCGTGGTCAGTAAGCGCCTTCACCAAATCCCGAGGCGCATTGTCGTCTAATCGCTTGAGATAATCTTCCGTCAAATCATCCTCCGTGGCGCGTAGGGCGCACAATCGACGATCACTGCAAAGTCGGCGAGCCTGTCGTAAACCAATCTTGAATTACCCTGTCTGCTCGTTCCCTACGCGGCGGTCAGGGCCACCCCGGCAGCATCCCCGGATGGGGATAGACGCAGTAGGTTGCCCGGGTAGGTTTCCAGCCGCGCCTCGGTACCTGCCGAGGTGGTTCCGGCGAGCATAGCATTTTAGCCGCTGGCGTACAGAGAAAAGAAAGCTGTGGATAAGTTGCCCATGGGTTATGGAATATGTTCCATAACTCGGAAAAATATCATGCGATTACAATGCGTTGATCTACCCATAGTGTGCCCTCCCCGAACTTGACCAGTCGAAAAGCACAAGCGTCAACTCGCGCGCGGCCCCCCGACGGGGGAGAGGCCCCAAGGGGCAGCCGATGTGAGGCGGCAAGGCGATAGCTGCCCGCGTGCCCATCGCACGCTGTAGGGCAGCGAGAAAGCAAGCAAAGCGTCCTTTTTGGTGAGAACTATGCCCGGCAAGAAGTCCAAGCTGATGACCCGTATGGAAGCGGCCCGCAAGGGCTGGCGGACCAAGAAGAAACAACTGGCGGCGCGTAAAGCAAAAGCGCCTGCCGTTGTTGGTGGGTCGGCAGACGCTTCTGCGAAACGAGGCCAGCCGACTAGCTGAAGGACGCCTGACCCGAGAAGACTTTTAACGGAGGCGGCTTGGTGCAGGCAACAAGCCTGTGCGCCTCGCAGTACACGTGCTCCCCGCCATTGTCGGCCCCACATGATCCACCCTCGACCGGCCAGCGGCAGTGCCGGGGTTCGAGGTCGACAATCTGCACGGGCTTGCAGCCATCCAATGGCAGCCAGACGGCTTCGAGGGGCAGCGGCTGCGGCGGCTTCGGGTTGGGTTTCAGCTTCGGCACGGGCGTGGGTATCCTTCTGTCGGGGACGGCAGTCAGCGGCTTCTGCGGGCGCGGCTTGACCATGTCGGGCATCAGTCCTTTGGGGCGGCTTAGTCCTATGCGGAACATGCGCCCGCACACGGCAGCGCGGGTGCGCTTGAGCATTTCACCGATGAGCGAAGCCGACTTGCGGTCGCGCAAGGCGTGCAGCACCGCGTCTTCCTCGTCGGTCCAGAACGGCTTGCCGCCACTATGCACGGGCGATTTCGTCCATCGACAGCTTGGTCACGTCGGCGATCCGGGTGAGCAGGTCGACCGAGGGGTTCTTCGCCCGGTTCTCGATGTCGGACAGGTGCGGGGCGGAGGCCTTGACCTTCTTGCCCAGCGCCGCCAGCGACAGCCGACCGTTCTCGAAGCGCCAGCGGGTGAGCGGGTGCAGCTTCTGCTTCTTGGCCATGCTATTCTCCTTGCGAACTTATTTAGCATGAGGGCGACCCCCGTTCAAGGAGGTCGCCCCGTCGGTCGTGCCTCGCCCTCTGGGCTAGGGATCGACCTCGACCGGAACCAGTCGCCAGCGCCACGGCTCGCCGATCAGCGGCACCACCCGTTCCAGTTCACGCTTGCAGGCCGGGCATGAACACAACTCGTCCGCCGTGCTGGTGATAAGGTCGAGGCTGTCGACGTCGATGCCTGCGCCCTCGAAGTAGTCGATCTGCCGCGTGCAGTTCGGGCAGGGCTTGGGCTCGATCAGGGTGGCGAGGATGAAACGCTTCTGCCGGTCGATGCTCGACAGCACCTTGTAGTTCGGTACGCGCAGTAGTTCGGTGTTCTTCATTTGCAGCAGCCTCCTGCGCAGAAGCCGGAATGACAGGCCTGCGCGGGCGTGATGCCCGGGGTGCATGCCAGCAGCGCCAGCGCGGTGATGATCAGGATCAGGGTCTTCACGGTGTCTCCTTCACTTGGTCGTTGGCCATGTCCCACAGCTTGGAGTTCCCGGCCTTGAGGACCTCCAGCAGTTCCCGCTTTTCGGCCAAGTACACCTTGGCGAACTCCGGGTCGTACCACTCGATGGTGCAGGTGTTGTCGATCAGGTCGGCCAGCTTGATGGTCTGCGCTGCTGCGCTGGCGTCCGCGAGGAACGCCCGGTTGATCTTGGCGCGCACCGCCCGGTCGGGATCGACCGAGGGGTTGGTGACCTGCCGCACCAGTTCCGCCACCCCGGTGCCGAACTCGTTGATCAGTTGGCCGTAGGTAGTGGTGGTATCTTCGAGGGTGTCGTGCAGGTGCGCTGCCGCGATCATGATGGGGTTGTCGGTGACCATCGCCACGATCCGCGCCACCGCTTCGGTGTGCAGCCAGTAGGGCGCACCCGTGTACATTCGCTTTTGATGGGCGTGCTGGAGGCGGGCGAAGGTCTTCGCCCGCTCGATCAGTGCGTTGTTCTGGTTCTTTTTCATCGACCCATTCTAGCTGATGCGAAGGTTGTTAGCAAGGGGCTTAGTTCTTCCGTATCGTCTCGACGTAGGCGCGGATGCCCTTGGTCAGGGTGACGAGGTCGCCGGGGCAGTGCTCCATGATTTCGCGGCCCCGGGCGAACACCTTGGGGATGTCCATGATGTCGATCTGGATGCCGCTGCAGGTCCGGTAGTAGACCTGCTCGATCACCTTGTCGGCGGCGTTCTCGCGCAGCTTGGCCGCCTTGCGCGCCTTCTCTGCCATCGCTAGCGGCCACTTCGTCTCGACCTCGGCGTCGGTCAGGTCGTCGAGCGCCACCAGCGTGGTGCCGCCCGGGCGCAGGACCATGATGGTCTTGAAGTCGCCCAGCTTGCCCTTGTAGTTGCGGTGCGTCTGCGCCCAGATCACCGCCAGCTTCTTCTCGCGTGTCATGCGTCCTCCCTTTTGTGGAGGCTGGCCGTGCTGACCAGCCCGATGAACTTGCCTTCCAGTGTCTCGACGAAGCAGTGCCCCATCGTGTTGGGCGGCGGGCAGCCGTAGGGCGTGCAGACCCGGACCACCGTGCCGTTGGCTGGCGTGTTGCTGCGCCGGTCGAAGCGGTCCCAGCCGACCGCGTTGAAGACCAGCACCTGACCTTTGCGAACTCTCATTCATCCTCCGTTTCGGTTGGGAAGTCGTACTCGTAGTCGCTGCCGTAGTCGTCGGCACCGATGTTCCACTCGTCGAAGCCGCACTCGCCCATGTCGCGCGCGGCCTTCATGTCCTGCCGCAGTCTCGTTTCACCCGGTCCCGTCATTTTGATCCCTTCACAAGTGCGAAGGCGAAGCCGGGGTAACTCCCGTGCTTCGCCATCCAGACCCCGATCAGAACCACCAGTGTCGCGTGGATCAGTGCTGCCATTCAGTTTGTCCCTCCGCCGTACCCCGCCTCTTTCAGTTCCGCGTAGATTTCCTGCGCGGCGTTCTTCCAAGCCTCCCCGCTGATGAAGGCGTTCTCACCCCAGTTCGGGGCAGGCGCGAAGGCCTCCTTCTTGGCGGCCTCTATCAGGGTGGTCATTATCCAGACCTGCTTCATCGGGTTGCCGTACTCCATGATCTGCTTCAGCGTGCCGACGTTGGTCTGCTGCTTCTTTTTCATCCGGTTTCCTTTTCTGGTTTCCACACCCCCTAATATGCACGGGCGAATAATATTAGCAAGGGGCTAAGGTGCGGCAGGGTGTCACACCTGATATGCGTATTTGCCTCTTGCTAATCTTGTTAGCCGTGCTAGATGGAGGGTGATGGTTCACAACAGAAAGGCGGTTCGGATGACGGTCGACTTCGGGAGCCTCTACGAGACGGCCCACGCGGCTGGGATGGCGGCGGGATACGGCAGCAAGCCGACCCCGATGGTGGTGACCGGCGGAGTGCCGGGGCAGGCGGCGGAAAGCTGGTACGTGTCGGAAGGCTGCTGCGGGTTCGCTTGGGTCGAGTTCAAGGGCACCACGCCTTGGGCCAGATGGGCTAAGAAGGCGGGCAAGGCGCGGAAAGCCTACCCGACAGGCTGCTCGATCTGGGTCAGCGAGTTCGGACAGTCGGTTGACCGGAAGGAGGCCTACGCCAAGGCCTTCGCCGGGGTGCTCAAGGCCCACGGGATCGAGGCCTACGCCAACAGCAGACTGGACTAGCGAATAGGGCGGCGCTTCAAAGCCGCCCTCCCACTGGAGCGGGGCACGCCCAGCAGCCGGGGTCGCGAGGCCCCGGCTGGCGTTTGTCTAACAACTGGCCATTGACCCCAGTACCTCCACGGGCGCATACTCTGTCGGCTAACTCTCTTTGCAAGGAGTAAATATGAGAAAAGCACAAGGAATACTGGCAGGGCTCGCCCTGCTGGCAATGGCTGGGGTGGCGCAAACACCAGCGAAGGCCGCTACGTTCACGCAAAGCGATTTTGCGGGAACTGGCACTTTCGGTACAGCGTCGGCATCCTGCTTGGATGCCTCCTGCGATCAGGTTGGCGTCAACGTCAGCATGACCCCCAACATTCTGCTCCAGACAGGCTCGCACTTCCTGTTCAACTTGAGCTTGGCTGGATCGGGGTTCATCGACGCTTCGTCAATCGACCTCGCACAAGGCACCAACATTCAGGTGCTGACACACACCAGCCCCGCCACTTACTCAAACGGGCCGTTCAAGTTCTTCTCGGACGGTATTTCTGCTAACTGCGGCAACGGTGGGTCGTCTGGCGGCTGCGGGAGCACACTGTCGTTTACAATCGACAACTTCAGTGGCTTCCTTTTCGCCACCACTCAGTTCAACAACATGAACATCATTGCAGCGGCAGACGTTCTGCTCACCGACTGCACAGGTGGTTGCACTGGTCCCGTTGGGTTGACGGGCGACTTGGTGCCGACACCGTTCGCGGTGCCGACGCCTATCGCCGGTTCTGGTCCGTTGTTTGTCAGCGGCCTCGCCGGACTGTGGGCGCTGATGCGGCGGCGGAAGAAAAGGCTGGGCTTGCACCTGCCAGCGGCGGCATAGCGGGGCAACCCGCTATCGGCCCTGCATCGGGGGCACTCCCTGAAACCCCATCGTAGTGCGCCACAACCCCGGTGCAGGGCATGAAAGGCTACCCCGGCGTCTCTCGGTTCGTGGTCCCCCACAGGCTGGTGCGCCGGGGCCAGTACCAAGGCTGGTCGATCAAGTACGTGTATTACAAGGCGCGGCTCATGCGACGGGGCCGCGTCTTTTTTCTGGGGCACTTCGATACCCCGGAGGCCGCCGCAGAGGCCTACCGCAAGGCCAAAGAAAAACCCCCGGCAGGAGCATCCCGCCGGGGGTCACGCTAGGCAGCCTGGGGGACGTTAGGCCGCCGTCGCGATCCGTTCCCACTGGTTCGCCGGGAGTTCGATCACCTGCGCGCCGATCCGCTCAAGGTCGGTCGCCCGGTCGTAGTCCTCGACCGTCTGCGAGGCCGCCGTGATCGCGTTGTAGAGGCCGAACCGCGAGAGGTCGCCGCCGCTCGCCAGTTGCTTGAGCACCGACTTGCCCTCTGCCTCGTTGAGGCCGAAGTGCTTGCCAGCCATTTCGACCACCTTCACCAGATCATCGCTTTCGATCCGGTCGGCCTGCGTGCCCTCGACCTTCGCCGCGAGTGCCTCGAACTGCACCCGGTCGAAAGCGGCGCGGGTCACGTCGACCAGTTGCGCCATCGAGGCCACCTGCGTCTTGCGCTTGGTGTCGTCGGTCAGCATCGTGTAGTGCGCCTCGCTGACCAGTTCGTGCCGGGCACCGACATGGTACTTCCGCACGCTGCGCTCGCTGAAGGTGGCGAGGTTCGAGCAGAAGCCGTCGTAGAGGCCGGTCAGCACGTTGGCCCCGCCGTAGCCGACTTCGCTGTCGCTGATGGTGATCGCTGGCGAGAGGCAGCGCACGATGTTGTGCTTGCCGTCACCGAACTTGCCGCCGATGGCCGCCAGTTCGCGCGTTACCTTTTTGTCAACGCACTTGATGTACATCCGCGTGTCGGTCACTTGGCAGGACATGACCTCGACGTCGATGTCGAGCAGCACCGGCAGCAGCGAGGCCGCCATGTCCTCGTACTCCATGTCGGTGCGAAACTTGTCCGACCGGAGCGCGCGCAGCTTGCCGTCCTGCGTGCGGAACAGTTGCTTGGTGGCGTTCTTGGTGAACCACGTGTTGACGTTGTCGGCGAGTAGGCGGGGTTCCTCCGCCAGCATCTTGTCGTAGTAGGGCTTCGGGATGCGGGTGACCTCCGCCAGTTGCGCGTGCCCGATCTTGTTGACCCCGAACTTCATGTCGCCGACGTGGAGGTTGATGTCCTCCCCGGTGGCGACCACCTCCGCGTTCTTCGTGTTGGCGATGAAGTCCTTCTTCGTCTCGGCACGCCGCGCGATTTCTGCGGCGAACTCTTGGATCGAATGGATACCTGCTTTCATGTGACTTGCTCCTGTGCCCCGTGGGGCGTTTTCGGCTTGTCTCTGGGTCACTCCCTGCAGCTTTCAAGGCGTAGCCCGACTTGCCTGACGGCATTATACCGTGGCGAAGAATGTAAGCGCAAGGCTTATTTTAGGGGCTTGCAACTACCTTTGCTTTGGGCTTATACTGTTGGATCACAGGGAGGGATGCCATGACCGCGCAGGTGCTGTCGTTGAAGACCCCGACCGCCAACGCCTTGATTGATCAGGTGAAAGCGGCATGGGACCGGGCCGACGAGAAAAAGGCCGACGCCGACGACTGGTACATCCGCACTGGCAAGCTACTGCTTGAACTGAAGCAGCGCACCGGGCACGGGCAATGGCTACCGACGCTCAAGAAACTGGGACGCAGCCAGCGGCGCGCCCACGAACTGATGGAGTTAGCGGAGGACCCGAAGGCGCTGGAAACGCAGCGCGAACGCAAGCGCGAGCAGGAGCGCAAGGTCAGACGAAATCAGCGCCATGGCGCTGATTTGCCCGAACCTGTCGAGCCTGCCGACGACGAGGGGCAGACCCCGGAGGACCAGTGGCAGAACAGCCTCGCTAACCTGTGCGGTGACGTTCTGGCGATGCAGTCCTACTGGGACAAGCACTTCAAGGGCTGGAAGCATTTCAAATGTCCGTCGCACATCAAGACGCTGGCGAGGGAGGCCGCGACGGAACTGACCTCCCTCACCACAGCAGTCACCGGGCGGTGACAGAAAGCGGGCCATTATGGCACGGAAGACGACGCGGCTCTATTACGGGCTGCACGCCGAGACAGGCAAGCGCCTGTACTGGACGTTGAAAGTGAGGAACTCCACCAAGTCCGTCAAGCTGAACGGCACGGTGGAAGACGCGATGACGGGAGGGGCCGGGGTGTCGATTGGCTGCCACCTGTCCAACACGGCAAAGAACAACAGAGACAAGTTCGGGCACCCAGCCTTCTACATTTCGTTCACAAAAAGCATTGCCTTGGTGGTGACCAAGATCACCAATGGAAGGCCGTCGCATTGCATCCGCTATCGGCACGCCTACGGCAACTACGTTGACCTAAACGACACCGACCCAAGCAAGAGCACCATCAAGAAGCACCCCGAACTGTTCGAGCGGCAGTTCACCTTGGGAGCCTACAAGGAAAGCAAACGCCATTGGCGGCCAGAGTACGGTCGCCGGGAGACTGGGCAGCGCAGCCGGTTCCAGATGGCCAAGGGCGAACTGGCACGCATGAAGAAGGCGGGGCTGGTACAGTTGCCATTGGCTTAACTATTCTGTGCAAATAACCTTTGCGGGGGGCTTACATGCCCCCCGCTATTGCGTTACACTGTCAGCATCAGAACCAAGGAGGGATGCCAATGACCAGTCCGTTCGCCCGCATGGCCGCCGGGATATGCTTCGGCCCGGGTGCCATGACCCGCCTCGACCGGGGGGCCTGCCCCGACTGCGGCGAGGAAAAGCCCATCCGAACCCTGACCACCGAAATCGAGTTGCGCGAGTTTCACATCAGCGGGCTGTGCAAGGCCTGCCAAGACAAAGTCTTTGGGGACCACCGATGACCGCCAAGACCCGCGAAGAGCAGCAGGAGAACTACGCCAAGCGCGCGGCGGCGAAGAAAAAGCGCAAGATCATGCCGAAGGCTGCCAATCAGATGGTCGTGCATCGACCCATGTCCGACGAACAGGCGTTCGTTGCCCTGATCGACCGGGCCGCGCGCGACCCCGAGTTCGACGTGCAGAAGTTTCAGATACTGATGAACGCGCGCGCAGCCGACAAGGCGCAGCGCCAGCGCGAGGCCTTCGCCAAGGCAATGTCCGAGGTACAGGAGAAGCTGGAGCCCGTGCGGCGCGACTGTGAGAACCGGCAGACCCGCTCGCGCTATGCCTCCTACGAGGCGCTCGACCGGGCGATCCGCCCGACCTACACGCAGCACGGCTTTGCGCTGTCGTTCTCGACCGACCCGTCACCGACCCCTGACAGCATGCGCGTCATCTGCGAGGTGTCACATCGGGAAGGAGCCTATCGCCAGCACCAGATCGACATACCCATCGTCACCAAGGGACCGCAGGGCAAGGAGGTGATGACGGCAACGCACGCTGCCATGTCGGCGAAGACCTACGGCATGCGCGGACTGCTGACCATGATCTTCAACGTCGCGTTAACCGACGACGACGGCAACGCCGCAGGCAATGGCGGCCCGGTTAGCGATGCGCAACTGCTCGAACTGCAGGAGTTACTGCAGCAGAAGCCGCCGATTAACGAGAAATCGTTCTGCGCCTACATGGGCACCGACGAACTGATCAACCTGCCAGCGAAAAAGTTCGCCGAGGCGAAGGACGCCATCGCCGACAAGCGCAAGGGGATGGAGACGCTATGAACACCCCGGAGGAACTGGCCGAAGTGCTGCTCGATGTCGCGCGTCCGACGATTATACAAGGTTCGCCAGAGTGGTTTGCGATGCGATGCGGAAAGGTGACTGCGTCCCGCATCGCAGACGTGATGGCGAAGCCGCGCGAGCCCGGCAAGGGCATGCGCGTGAACTACATGTGGCAGATCGTGGTCGAGCGGCTGACCCGGCAGCCGATGAAGACCTACCAGTCGAAGACCATGGCCGAGGCGCACGAGTGGGAGCCGCTGGCGCGTGCCGCCTACACCTTCCACACCGACCACGCGGTCGAGCAGATCGCCTTTGTCGACCACCTCGACATTCCCCTGTGCGGCTGCTCCCCCGACGGCTTCGTCGGCAGCGAGGGGCTGGTGGAAATCAAGTGCCCCGAACTGACCGCGCACATGGACACCATGCTCAAGGACACGATCCCCAGCGAGTATTTCAAGCAGATGCAGTTTCAGATGGCCTGCACCGGGCGGCGCTGGTGCGACTACGTCTCGTTCAACGCCGATTTGCCAGAGCGCATGCGCAAGGCGATCATCCGCGTCGACCGTGACGGCACCGCGATCAGTGCCATGGAGGCGGAAGTTCGCAGCTTCCAGACGCAGGTCGACCTCGCGCTGTCCGCCTGCAAGGAGCGTTTCGGGTGAACGACAAGGGCCTCTTTCGTCCCACGCCTGCAGGCTTCGTGCCGTTCGAGAAGCGGGCCGCCGACCTGCTGGACACACTGCTCAAGCGCAACGACGGCAAGCCGGTGTTCATGACGGTGCGCACCGCGCGCAACCCGGAGTTCTCCGCCTTGGCGCACGTGGTGTTCTCCATGCTGGCCGACGGGCTCGGCGTGCCGATGGAGGCGATCAAGAATTATTTGAAGGAGCAGTCGGGGCGCTTCGACCTGACCAAGATGCCGGACGGCACGGTCATCAAGACCCGCCACTCCGTCGCCTTCAGCGCCATGGGCGAGGAACAGTTCCGCGCCTTCTGGGCCGATGCGCTGCCGGTGATCTACGAAAAGTTGCTGGGCGGTGTGCCGTCGGACACCTACCGGGAAATCCTCGAAGTGCTGGGCGGCAACAGGAAGGACTACTGACATGGACATTGCCCGCGCCCGCGAGGCGCTGCAAGACCTGCTCAAGTCGCCGAACAGCACCACGGCGACCCGCTACTACGTCAAGCTGGCGTTGAGCCACCTGCAGGACGAGCCCGCCCATGACCTGCCAATCATCGACCAGATGAAGCGCGACCACAGGGGCGACAAGTGAGGATACCGGAAATCGACATGGATCACGTTGCCATCGCTGCCGTCATCGTCGTCGTCATGTTCGTCAGCATGCGCCTGCTGTACGGCTACTGGCCATGGCGCACACATCCGAGGCTGCGGCGCAGGGCGCAGGTGGCCGACGATCCGCCGCCGGGAAGTTTTGACTTCCAGCCGATACCGGGGACGGTCGGCGTCATCGGCAACGACAACAAGGACAGCTTCGAGCGCCCGCAGCCGACCGCAGGGGGCGACATTGGATCATAGGCAGGAGTTCTCCAAGCACACCAAGCGACTGATCTGGGCGCGGGCGCGCGGCTACTGCGACGGCTGCGGTGCAGACATGAGCACGGGCAAGCGGTGCCAGTACGATCACATCGTCACCTGCGCCAACGGCGGCGACAATTCGGCGTACAATGGGCACCTGCTTTGCATCCCGTGCCACAAGGCAAAGTCCGGTGTCGACGCCAAGCGCGAGGCCAAGGTCAAGCGCATCCGTGATCGTGCTCGCGGCATTTCTCCACGCCGCAGCCGTGGCATTTCTTACCGCAAGTTCGACGGCACCCCCGTCAGGAGGATGTGACCCCATGCCTATCCCACCGTGGCTTGAGCCCTACGTCGACGACCACGATCCGGCCCGCGACAGCCTGACCACCCCGCAGCAGGTGCTGTTCGACACCCTGTGGGACCGCGCCTGCGGCAACGCCACCCCGGGACTGTCGGGTCGCGAGCGCGCCAGCCTGATCAAGTTCTTGGCGTCGGGGCGCGACCCATGAAGAACGGCGACACGCTGCAGGAGACAGCCGCCAAGGGCGTCGAGGCGATCCACACCATCGTCAAGGAGCGCGATGAACTGCTCGTCGGCCATGACCGGATGACGACCGACATTGCCCTACTGCGGCAGAAGTGCGCGCAGCTTGAAAGCCGATTGAGCACGGCGCAGCAGGAACGCGACCACTACATGCGCTTCTCCACCGAACTGGTCGCCGACCTCAACAACATCCAAGGCATCATCCACTCGGCAGTCGCGTCGGCGAAGGCGGAGGCGTTCGCGCCGCCGCAGGTGCCAGCGCCGAGGAAGGCAGAGACGCTGTCGGTTACCGACCAGAAGACCATCGAGAACCTGATCCAGCGGCTGCCGCAGAACAGCGGCAGTGGCGACCCCCGGTTGTAAAATCGGGGTCGGCTCTTTTTGCGAAAAAGCATGTTTTAAAAAAAAGTTCTCCAATCATTTCGGTCGGAACTCCCGGCTAACCCCTTGACGCGCGTCACTCAACCAGCACGGGTATTAGCAATGTGCTAATATACCCTTGACGGTCGGGATGGACCTGACCGAGTTGTTTGAAATCGTAAAGGAGGCAACATGCAGTTAACCCTGCAAGAAGTCGAGAAGCGTCTAAAGCGGTGGCACACCCGGCTGACCCGGGCCAGCAACGAGGTTGCGAAGCTGGAGAAGAAGCGCCGCCGCTTGGCTGGACCCGGTTGGGTCGAGCAGGTGAAGACCTTGGCGGATCGCCCACGCGAGCACACCAAGGTGCGCACCACCAGCGGCGAGGTGGTCGGCGTCAAGACCGACAGCGAAATCCCGCTGCCGGAACTGGATGCCTTCTTCGTCCTGCCCAGCCTGCCGGAAAAGTCGGAGAGTGACCTGACCATCCCGCCGGAACTGAAGCGGACAGAGAAGCCGCTGCCGAAGGCTGGCGACCCCGGGCCGAAGATGCTGTCGGACCTGCTCAACAAGCCGTTCATCGACGCCCGCAAAAAGAAGCGGCTCGATGCACTCGACGAAAAGCGGCGGGGCCGCTCGCGGTTCAGCGCGAGCGACATGCCCCTGAGTGGCCGGGATGCCATCAAGGCCATCAAGGACGCCCGTCGCAAGAAGTAGACTAGCGCCGCCTGCCCCCGCCCTTCGCCGGGCGGGGGTTTTTCTGTTCTCCCTGTTTGGTTACTTCTCTGCCACCTTCCGCTCGTCCGCACCACCGAGAACGGCGGCGATGGCCGTGCAGATGCGGTCGAACTGGCGGCTGTAGACGTCAGCGTCCGCCGCGCTGTCGACAAAGCAGACCTCGATGAGGATCGCGGGGCCTGTCGTCTGGTTGAGGAAGTACAGGTCGGTGCGCTTCTTGGCCCCCCGGTTGATGAAGCCGCAGGCGGCGATGGCCCCCGCCATACGCGCGGCGAGCGACGATTGCGTGACGTAGAGCACCTCGCAGCCCATGGGGCTGGTCGTCTCCACGTAGGCATTGAAATGCACCGATACGTCGAGATCGCGCTGCTCCGAGTTGTGCGCGTCGACGATGGTGGCGAGGTTCTCCGACTGCGAGGTGCTGGTATCGTCGTTGAAGGTGGTCACCTCGACGCCACGTTCCTGCAGTTCCTCCGCCACCTTTTCGACCACGGCGCGGGCGCAGTCGACCTCGTCGAGCACTCCAGAGGCACCCCTGACGTATTTGCCGTGGCCCGAGGAAATCACCACCCGGTCATAGACCTGCGCTTCCGGCCCGCGATGCGTGAACGGGAAGATCACCTCGACAGTCTCGTCGGTCATCAGGCCCAGTGCTTCGAGCACAAAGGGCGACACATCCGCTATGCGGTTCGTGTTCTCGTGCGGTCCCCAGTCTGCCGGGTATGCCTTCATCGACTTGCCGGTCTTGGGATTGCGCACCAGCGCCATTTCCTCCAGCAGCATGTAGGGCGGCGTCTCGTCGTAGTCCCAGCGGCAGGCGATGTAGGGCACCTCCGGGTTGAGCCGTCGCGCCAGCCCGCTGGTCCCTTCCGGCTGGTAGGACAGGAACAGATGCGGGGCTGTCTCGACGTCGTAGATGAAGGCCAGCCCCTCGTCGGCGTCGACGCCATCGTCGTCTGGTCCGCCGAACCAACTGACTTTACCCGTGAGGTTTAGCATGATGACGGGTTCCACTTGAGCGCATCGGCCCGCGCCCGCTGGTAGGCAACAACTGACGCCTGCAGTCCGGCAGACGCACGCCCCGGCTGGCCGTGCGTGTCCTTGAGCCAGCCGGTGAATAGATGCTTGACGTTCTCCTTGAACGCATCGTCAACCGCCGCCAGCACTTGCGCGCGAATGTGAACGCGGTCTTCGTCAGTGACGCAGGTCGGCACTGGCGGCACGGTGCCCTGCGCGTAGAGGAAGGTGCCGACCAGCAGCACGGCAACGGAAATGCTGGCGACTGCCCTGATCATGTCAGGCAGTGAGTTGATATTCTGCCATTAGAGCCTCGCGTCCAGAGCAACAGTAAGACCGGCAACATAGTTTTGCCCCACAGCAATCGCGTTCACATCAATGCGCACATCGCCCTGCGTTGTGGAAGTAAGTGTGTAAGTGCAACCACCTAATGTGGGAGCGTTGCCAATTTGGGCTGCAGTCGGTGCCGCCCGCATTGGCGTAGCGAACTGATTTGAGGTGTAAAGCGCACCTCCAGCAAGCGTTGAATAATAGCCAATAGTACTTATCAACATTCGTTGATAGTATCGCTGACAGATGACGAGCTCCTGATCGAATGGCCGCATCACGAACGGCGAGCGCGCGGCGCTGGGGGCTTCGTTGCCGGGAAGAACGATGACGCCGGTCAGACGAAAAACGTCTGCCGCTGCCGCTACTGCGTTCACCTGACCAGAGACGGCAAGGTAATTGCCGCTTTGCCAAGTGTTCGCGGCGGGGGCTATTAAATTTGAGCCAGCCGCCATCGTAAACGAAAGAAAAATCCCGGCTGTGTTGTCAGTGGTCCAAGCGCCACCAGTATCGCCGGGGATGGTGACGACGTTATACTGCGCAACATCAGCGACGTTGTGCGTGTAGGTTGTGACATAGGAACGGTTGCTTCCCCCGTTGCGCGCGCTAACGCAGTAGAGGCCCGTGCGATGATGCGCCGACCAGAACCCGATGGTGATGGGCTGCGCGTTGGCTGTGCCCCATCCCAGCCGTGCGGCGCGATAACCTTCGATGGGCTGAAATATAAACGCAACATCACTCGCACCCATCGAAGCCTGTGGCGTGGGCACAGTGTAATAAAGATGGCAAGGAAAGCCGGGAGCAATAGACGCGGCACCCTGCAATCCCGAAAGCACCATCGACCCAGCCCAATATATCTTCCAGCCGTCGCACACATAAGTGTTGGCAGTATTGGTGCCGCTCGATCCTTTTTCCTGACTGACCTCAAAGCCGCCGTTGATCTGCAGCCCCCCGTAAGCCATCGCATCGAACGGGGCCGCGTAGGCGTTCTGCCGCGCCAGTTGCTGCTGCGCCGGGGTCCACAGTGTCGCTACGTCGGAGCGCACCGCCTTGGTGTCGACCGGGTGGACGTGGTCCTCGCGCGTGTAGTTGGTGGCAGCGCCCGCCACCGCAGGCGTGTTGTCCATCAGCGGCAGGGCATTGCTGGGCGTGCCCGATATGATGCTGCCGCCGACCGTCGTCCACTTCTCGCCGTCCCACGTGTAGACCGGCAGGCCCGCGACGGCAGGCACCGGGTACTTGTCGCCGTTGGCGGGCGATGAGGGGAAGTCGAGGGCTGCCATGTCAGGTCCCTCCTGCTTTCTTGTTGACCTGCCCCGAGGATGATTGCTGCACCTGCGCCCTGAAGCCGTCCGCCGTCAGCGGCGGCTGCCCCTCCAGTGCGCGCAGGCGGTTCTCGTGGTCGAAGGCCAGTTCCTCTCCCGGCGTCGGTTCGGGTTCTGGCACGGGCGGCGGCACGTAGGGATCGGGTACGCCGCCGTCCTTGATCCACTGTTCATATTCGGCGCGATCACGGTTGGCCGGATCGTTGGGGATTGATGCGCCGTCTTCCGTACGGATGACGACATCGGTGTTGGTGAGTTGGTATTCTGCCATTAGAGCCTCGCGTCTACAGTGATGTTGCCAGTGCTGCCGCCTATCGAAACCACCATTGCCCTTCCAGCAACACCAACAACATTCGTCTGGCAGTCAACTTCAAGAGCAAGTGGCGTGGAGTAGTTGGTTGTAACGCCAGCCGATTGCAGTATTTGGCTTCCATCCAAAAAAGAAATCGTTGCTGGAATAATGACAGTTGGTGATGCTCGCATCGCTACCGGATGAGGAAATCCCATTCTTTGTGCCCACGGTTGAGCACCGCCAGTAACACCCTTTAGGGGTAATATTCCGTTGTAGAAGTAGCGTTTGCAGATCAGCAGTTCGTCTTGATACGCCCGCATCACAAACGGCGATTTCGTCTGCACTGGCGCTTCGTTGCCGGGGATGACGATGACGCCGGTGATGCGGAATTGGTCAGACGTTGCGCCGACACTATTCACTTGCCCCGGCGCGGCCATGTAACTCCCGGCGAGCCATGTGTTTGCTGACGGTGCGGTGACGCCGCTGCCCATGCTCACTGCAAAACAAAGATTTAGTCCAATCGTGTTGTCGATAACCCAAGTGCCAGCCGTGTCGCCGGGGATGGTGATGGTGTTGTACTGAGGAACGTCAGCGGCACTGTGCGTGTAGGTGAAAACGTAAGTGCGGTTGTTTGCGCCGTTGCGGACGCTGCCACTGTAAAGTCCTGTACGGTGATGATTGGACCAGAAGCAGAGTGTGATCGGTTGCGCGTTAGCGGTTCCCCACTGCAATCGCGTACAACGCCACCCCTCGATCAGTTGCTGAACAACATAAAATTCCGCTGCGCCAAGTGATGCCTGTGCCGTTGTAACAGACACAAAAAGCAACCAAGGAAACCCAGCGAACATTGCGTTTGTAAAAATGCCAGCAGAAAGGACCGCAGCCCCGCTGTATGCCAGCTTCCAGCCATCGCAAATGTAAGCTGTCCCTGTTGTGAGGCCAGAACCCTTCTCCTGACTGACCTCCATTGCTCCGTTGATCTGCATGCCGCTGTAGGCCATCGCATCGAAGGGCGCGGCGTAGATGTTCTTGCGCGCCTGCTCCAGTTGCGGAATGGTCAGCGACTGCGCCACGTCGTAATGCACAACGGCACCGGGTGCGGTGTCGACGTAGGCCTTGCTGGCGGCATGCGCGGGTGCGGTCGGCGGCGTGACCACGTTGAGCGGCCCGGCCATGGTGTCGCCCGCCTTGATGACGAAGCCGTTGATGTCCGGCTGCGGCGCGGCAATCACCCACTGCGTCATGTAGCGGATGTAGAGAAGCCCGCTGTCGCTCTCCCACCAGAGTGCCTTATCGGCTGCGCCGACTGGCGGCGTCGGCCCGACCAGCACCACTGCCTGTCCGGCCCCGAAGCGCGGGTCGTCGCCCGCCGCCACGGTGCCCGCCACGGTGCCGACGTCGAGGATGGCCGCGCCCTTCAGCCCGAGGTTGGTGCGCGAGGTCGGCGCACTGAGCACATCGGACAGGTTGGCGGAGCGCAGCATGTCGCCAGCGCCCGACCCGGCAGGTCCCGTCGCGCCAGTCGGACCTTGCGGGCCTGCTGGCCCGGTTGAGCCCTGCGGGCCGGTCAGCCCGGGAGGGCCTTGTGATCCGGTCGGCCCGGTCGGACCAATCGGCCCCCGGATGTCGGTCGCAAGACTGATGTTGGTGACGTAGCCCGCCGGGCCGATGTACATGCCGCTGGGCGGCACGTCGCCCACGCCGCCGGTCCACGCGACCACCTGTATGACCACGCGGTTGCCGTCATTCACCAAGGCGACGACAGGCAGCCACGTGGTCGGGATCGGGATGATCGCGCCGTCGCTGGTGTGCAGCGAGCGGTTGAACCCGTCCTTGAGTTGCGCCAGCGCGTGCCAGATTTTGTCGTAGGCGATTTCCTGATCGCCCGCGTCCATGGTCGACAGCGTCGTGCCGTCGAGGTCTTGGATGAACTGCACGTCGCGCAGGATGGTCAACACCTGCCCCACGTTCGGCGTGAACTGCAGCGTCACCGTCCCCGCCGTCTCGGTCATCGCCCCGGAGAGTTCGTAATGCGCGTGCTCCGTGAGGACGGTTTCGGTATTGGTCGGCGCATCGGTGAGGATGATCTTGACGTCGAGGTTCGACTGGAAGGCAAAGCCGGTCGAGAACACCCGCGTGATGCCGTTGCAGGTGTACTGGACGCGCGCGAGGTCGGACGAGACTGTCATGCGTCACCCCTATTGCGATGGTACGGCAAAGCCGCCCCCTGCGGTTGGATTTCGTCGCGGCACCACTGAGGGCTTGCCGAAGCGGTCGGGCAGCGGGTCCTGCACCGGGCGTTCCATCGCTGTGGATACCGCCTGCTGGCCCTGCTCGATGCCTTGGCCCTGCAGGTAGGTCGGCAGCTTCTGCGTCTCGCGGTGCGCCTGACCTTTCTTGATTTCGTCGTAGAAGTCGGGGTAGCGCGTCTTTGCCTCCGACATGATCTGCTTCTGCGCCGCCTGCCGGTACGCCTGCGCCCACTCCTTGATGAACAGCGACTTGCCGCTGTCGACGCCCGTCTCGCCCGGGTCGCTGCGGGTCTTGTAGATTTGCGAGTAGATCGGGTCCTTGCCGCTGATCACCCGGTTGATGAAGTCCTCGAAGCCTATCTTCTCGCCGGTCTTCGGGTTGTACTTGAGTTCGTTGCCAGCCAGCCGCCGGTACATGTCGAGCACTTCGGGGTAGTCGCGGAAGTTGACGTTCACATTCTGAAACGCTGCCTTCCATGCGATGCGCTCAAGCCCGGTGTGCAGCCGCACCATTTCGTTGAAGGCCGGGTGATCGTTCTGCCAGCTAAGGCGGAACGGACTGACGTAGTTGTAGAGTTGCCCGCCCTTGCCCGCAGGCTGCTGCGCGATTTCGTGACCGAACACGTCGCGCATCGGGATCAGCTTGTCGGACAGGCCGGGAATGTCCTTGTAGAGCAGCGCGTCCATGAAGCTGGCGATCTGCCGCTGCTGCGGGTCCATGGCGTGGCCGACCGACCGGGCAAAGCCAACGCCCGGCAGCAGGTTCATCTGGCTCGATGCGAGGTCGCGGATGTAGGCCCCCATCGCCCCGCCCGCGCCGGTCTTGGCGCTGTCGTTGATGGCACCGAACAGCTTGCCCAGTCCCTGCAGGTAGGACTGGTCGGCGGTCGAGTAGGCGATGATCGAGGACACCGCGCCGGTCCACTCGTCGACCGTATCGAAGGCTTCCGGGTGGACGTCCTTGTTCGCCATCAGTTCGTTGACCGCACCCGCGAAGGCGATCATCGGTGCAAGCTGGCCCAGCCCGCTGATTTCCACGTTCAGCTTGCCGATGCGCACCGACATGGGCCGGATGCCCATGCCCTGCTGCGCTTCGCTGTAGGGCTTCTCGCCGCGCATGGGTCCGGTGAGGTGGCCGTTGTGGGCGAAGTCGTAGAGCAGCGCCATGGCCGCCGACCCGGTCGTCATCTTCGCCAGCGCCAGCGACTGCGCCGCCCCGCCAGCGGCAATGTCGGCCCGCCACTGCTCCAGCGCAGGGGCAATCGGCGAGTGCTCCATCGCCACCCGGAACAGGTTGGTCGGCGTGCGCACGTAGGGCAGCGTCATGTACAGCGGCAGGAAGTTGTTGCGCGCCCGCATGATGTCCGACGCGAACTTGCCCGGGTTGTTGTTGAAGGTCGCGTACATGGCGTGATCGACCGCCGCCAGCTTCACGTTCTCTGGCGGGTTGGAAATCATCTTCGAGACGGCGTCGGCGTAGTCCTTGCCGACCAGACCCTGCGCCATGGCAGCCCGGTGCGCCTGCGCCTCGATTTCCCCGGAGTAGCCGATGACCTTGAAGAAGTCGTCCTCCGCCTGCAGGAAGCGCCCCGGGAGGCGCTGCACGCCGCCGATGAAGTCGATGGCCTTGCCGAACGGGCTTTCGGTGAAGGCCTGCGTGGCTGCCGCCGACAGCCGCCGCTGCTGCGCCACCGAGGCTGCGGACACCCCGCGCGCCTGCGCCTGCTCGATGGGCGTGCCGGTCAGCATCGGCTCGAACTGCCGCTCGCCCGTGGTGAACGCCTTGCCTGCGGTGCGGAACGCCTCGCCCAAGGAGGAAAGCTGGCCGCGCACGTAGGCCATGGCCTCGCCCGGGGCGACACTCGTCTCCTGCCCCAGTATGGTGGCGAACTTCTCCGCCGCCCTGCGGTCGATCCCCTGCTGGATCGCCATGGCGACGTTGCCGACGATGTTGCGCACCTGCGTGGTCGGTCGCCACAGGTAGCCCATGGCGGTGGCCTCTTGGATGGCGTCCTTCGACCACCGATACCAGCCGCGCGACAGCGCCGCGTTGATCGCGCCCGGGGGTTTCCCGGCGGCGTTGAGGTCGGTGATCATCTGCGACAGGCGCTTGATGCCTTCCTCGCCGCCGTGCTCGTCGAGCAGCACCTGCAGGCCGCGCGCCCGCGACAGCGGTCCCTGCTGATGCACAACACGCAATGCGCCGAGCGCGCGGCCTGCCTCCCCGGATGCGCCGAGGAACTGTTCGATCAGCGCCATATGCGTGATCAGGGCTTCGTTGACTTTCATGGCGTCGACCGCCGAGGCCGTCGGCTTCTGCGCCTCGATGGCCAGTTGTAAAAGCCGCTCGTCGGACGCCTGCATCAGTTGCCCGGCGGCGATGATCTGCTCCGCGTTGAGCGCCTGCCCGCTCTGCCGGGCGATCAGGTCTTCCGGCAGCAGGCCCAGCGCGTCGGCCATCTGCTTCTGCGTGGCCAGCGTGATCTGCCCGCGCTTGGCGTCACTGATCTTGCCCTTCATTTCCCCGGCGATCTGGCCGATGACGCCGTCGAGGTTGCCCTTCTCGATGTTGTCCCAGTTCACCTTGGTGCGGATGTCGGTCAGTTTCTGCGCCAGCGTGGCCTCGGTGACCGCCTTGCCGGTGACCTGACCGGGCACACCGACCTGCGCCGTCGGCACGTCCCATGCCTGTTTCGACCACGCCTCGTCCATCCCCTGCGCCACCTTCGCCTTCGACACCTTGATGGCGGCTTCCTGTTCCGGCGTCGGATTGACGATGCGCTTGTAGGCGTCGTACTCGCTGTGGAAAAGTTCTTGGACCTTGTTGATTTCCTTGGGCACGATCTGGATTTCGGCGGAGAGGCCGGGCGCGACCTCGACCTGCACGTGGATGGCGCGATAGCCGTCCACCGGCTTGGTGATCTTGTCGTCGACCTCCAGCACCTTGAAGCGGTTGCCGAGGTCGTTGAGCGCGTCGGCTGCCGCCTGCGGACTATCGACCGACAGCCGCCCGGCAACGTAGTCGCTGATGGCTTCGGGTGACCGCCCGGTGTCGATCTTGTCGGCAACGCCCTGTGCTGTCTTGACCCGAACCCCGTTCGGGGCGACGTCGGAGGTGGCGACCTCGACCCCGGGGGTATTGCTGGCAACGTCGGCCAGCGCCTGCTCCAGTTCGGGTTTAACCTTTTCGCCTGCGGCTAATAAAGCGTTGCTGTCGGTGGTTCCCTGCCTTATAATGGCGTTAGAGGTGTTTCTCGTGCCAAGCGATAACTCATCGAACTTAACCGTCGTGGCTGGCCCCGTGCTGGTCGACGGCATACCGCGCCGACTGATCGAACTGGCCGACGGGTCCGGCAGGGTCGAGAGTTTCGTCAATGGCGCTTGGACGCCCGGCGGCTGCTCCGTCAAGGACGTCTTGATGGGCACACCCGTCGACGAGGGCGCACCCGCTGGCGGCGCTGCCGCCTCGCCCGCCCCGGCGACCGGAGGCGTCTCAGAAACCGGCCCCTTGCCGGTCACACCCATGGCCGAAGGGCCTTCGCCCGCCATCCCCGCGCCCGCGCCAGTTGGCGGCCCCACTTCCACCGATACCGGCGGCACACCCGCCTGAGGCTTTCCCGCCACTGCATCGACGAGGCTTTGCGCCTGCTGCGTCTGCGCGTCCGCAGGTGCGGCAGCCGGGGGGACACCCGGTTGTGCCGCCGCACCCGGCTGCACCTCGGTGGCCTTTGTGAACCGGCCAACGGCGGTGATGCCCCGCACGATCAGTTCCGCCGCCACCGTCCCGGCAAAGCCCTCCGCCGCATGGCGCAGCCGGTTGAGGGCGGCGTTGTCGCCTGCCCCGGTCGCCAGCACGTCGCTGATCGGCCCCTGCAGCCCGGGGTACTGCTTGACGATCATGCTGGTCAGGTTCGGCTGGTTCGGATCGGTGCCGAGGAACATGCTGATCCCGGCGGCCCCGGGAGACGCAAGGAACTCCGGTATTTTCCCCGCCTTGAGCAGCGCCAGCGGCTGGCTGTAGCCCGCCATGAACTCGCTGATCGAGCGCACGATGCCGCCCGTGGTGGTGGTCGGAGCGCCGCCGATGCCCAGCACGTTCTCGCTTGAGAACTCGCCCTTGCCTGCCAGTTCTCTTATTTTGGCGCGGTTCTGCGCTTCCAGCGCCTGTTCCTCCGGGGTGCCGACCATGGAGGCAGGCAGGTGCTTGTTGAGGAAGTCGCCGAACTCGCCGACCGCCTGCCCGGCATGCCGGTAGAAGTCGAACGCGCCGCCGACGATCTGGCCCGGCGCTTCGAGGGTCGCGCCATAGGCGACGTCTTTCGCCACCTTGGGGCCGAAGCTGCCCCAGAACGCGCTCATCTTGTCCGCCGTGTCGAGGTCGGACAGGTGCTGCGGCGCGTTGACGCCAGCCTTCGCCGTGCCTGCGGGCGCGTCCGGCTTGGACGGCTGCCCCGGTTCGCCAGCTTGCGCGGGCGGCGGCATCGGCGGTGCTGACGGGTCGGTGCCGTTCGACATTTCGTTGAGGATGCGCTGCATCGTCGCCGAGGTGTCGCGCTCGCCGTTCTTGGTCTGGAACACGCTGTCGCTGCTGTCCGCCATCAGATGTTCTCCTGCAGGTCAGTCGCGTTGCGTGTGCGCATCACGTCTTCCGGCTTGATGGCGTTCCTGTCGTAGCCGTTCCCCTGCGGCGGCTGCTCGATGGTGTCAGCCGCCTGTCCGGCTTGGCTGCCGAACTGCGGCCCGGGCGTCTCGACCGGCGCGATCTGCGCGCTCATCTTCTTCGGCTGCTCTGGCTTGGGCTGTTGCGGCTGCGGCTTCACGCCCCGCTGCGCGTCGGTCATGCTGTCCTGCCACGCCTTGATATTCTGCCAACGTGTCTGCGCTTCCGCCTCGCTCATCAGTCGCTGCCCTTGGTCGTTGGTCTTTTGCATGTCGAGCGCCAGCTTTGCCTTGGCGTCGGCGATCACCGCCGCGTCGACGTTCTCCGGGTGTGTGCCGGGCGGGAAGTAAGGCGACAGCGGCAACCCCAGCCGCACCTGCTTGAGCCCCTCCATGCGGTAGCGGTCGTAGATGTCGCGCGTCTGCTGCATGACGATGGCGCGGTCCTTCAGCTTCTCCTTGTTGAGCGGATTGTTCGCCCAGTCGTCGAGTTCGACACGCGCGTCCGCCATCGAGCCGCGCATGATCGAGCCCTCGATGCCGGACATGCCCGGGGTCATCTTGTCTTCCAGCCACTTCTTGGCGTCGACCATCGGCGTCTGCACGCCCTGCGCCCAGTAGGCTTCGTTGCGCTCGACGTAGCTTTTGAGGTCGTCCTTGCCGACGTTGTTCTTCGCCACCCAGCCCATGATGTACTTCTGGAACTCGCCGGGCGGCATCGTGCGCACGCTGTTTTCAATTTCGATGGTAGCGGTGTCGTTGCGCTGGACCGGCGGCTGGTCGCGAAGAACGTAAGCCGCCGACAGTTCGGTGTGCGACAGCCACGGCTTGGCGGCGTCAATCATGTCGGTCGTCACCTGCCCGTCGCGCGAGGCGTCGATCAGCTTCTTCATTTCGAGGTCGCCCTTCAGCTTCGTCATCTTGTCGCGGCTCTCCATGGTCTTCACCATCAGCGCGCGTGCTTCCTCGTAGTTCTTGCCCCACTGCGTGAAGGCCGCCGACTGCGGGTTGACGTTCTTCGGGTTGAGCGTTTCGAGGTCGTTCGACATTTGCACGGGGTCGGTCATCGGGGTCCAGCCCGAGGTGGCGGCGTTGAACTTGAGGTTCGCTTCCCGCTTGTCCAGCGCCACCTCGGCATCGCGCGGACCCAGCACCATGGCCAGCGCCTGCGGCGTCCACGTCGGGTTGACGCCCGCGCTGCCATGCACCTTGATCGAACTTTCCTCTTGCCCGAGGTCGTCGTTGGCGCGCTTCTTCGCCTGATCCTGTATCTGCTTGCGATATGTCTCCACGGCGCGGAACTGGGTGTCCCAGTGATCTTGCCGCGCCTGCATTTCCTTTGGCGTCTCGCCCAGCATCGGCGCGGCCTGCGTGATGTCAGCCGTGCGCGGAACGGCGGCCCGCTGTTCGACCCGCGTCAGCCGGTCGGCGTAGTCGTTCGCCGCGCTCGACTGGTCGAACACGCCGATATGCTGCCCGGTCTGCTGGAACTGAGCGACCGCGCCGCTGTCCGACAGAACCTTGCTGCCGTCGCTCGACACCGTCGGGATCACAAACGAATTGCCCTGCGCGTTCTGGATAACGACTGGCCTCGACGTGGTTCCGCCCGTCGTCGTCGTGCCCGTACCCGGCTTGACCGTCGGTTGGCTGACCATCCGCGTCTCGCCGCGCTTGGCCGCGAAGTAGTCCCCGGTGTCCTTCTCCATGAAGGCGTGCATGGCGTCGTAACGCTTCTGCGCCTCGTCGACAGTCTTGTACGACGGCAGCTTCTCCAGACCGTCCTTCTTCGCCGCCGCGATAGCTTCGTCGGTGGAGAGGATGTGGCCATCCTTCACGGTCGGGATCAGGTAGACCTTGTCGTCGATGGTGGCGGTGGTGACGAACAGCGTCGAGCGTGACCCCTGCGGGTTCTTGATGTCCGGCGGATTATCGACACCTCCGGGTCCGTACAGGTTCTTCAGGTGCGTGCGGTACAGGTCCCGCTCCAGCGGGGTCATCGTCAGCGCCTTGTCGGCCTCCGCCAGATGGTCGGGGCGCACAGGACCCTTGAAGTCTGTCACGCCCGCACCGCCGCTGACCCACTTGTCCTGCGCGTGGATGAAGTCGCGACTGGTGACATTCTCAACGCTGCCAGCCGCCGCCTTCGCCTCCTTGCTCATGTTGCCCCAGATTGCGATCTTGGCGACGGCATCGCTGCCGTAGAACTTGCGCACGTTCTGCCACGCCAAGCCGTCGGGGTTGGCAAGATGCGCGCCCGCCCCCGCGAAACCCTGCTGGTGCATCAGGTAGAGTTCTGTCGCCGTCGGCGGGCGGCCATCGTGCGCCTTGGCAAACTGGGCGCTGAAGTCCGCCAGTTCGCGGGCTGTGGCGAAGACATTGTCCTCCGCGTTGAAGATGTTGCCGCCGGGCTTGCCGTACTTCTGGAAGATGTCGTCGGACAGTTGCCCCGCACCCTTGTTCCGACCAGTGACTGCGTTCGGGTTGCCGCTGCTTTCGATGTGCAGCACCACCTTCAGCGTGTTGGGATCGACGCCGGTCGCCGCCGCCGCCTTCTCCGCCACTGCGCCGACAGGCGTCTTGTCGATGGCATCGACCCGCTTCTGGCTGACCCCGCCAGCCGGTGGCGTGGTCTGCGGCAGGTCCTGAATGTTGAGGCCCTTGCTGATCTGCGCCGCGCCGTTCTTGCGGAACGCCTCCGCCTCGTCGGCCAGCGCCGTGTTGAGCGGCTCGTTCTTCATCCGCTCGACGTAGCCCTTGTTGACGCTGTCGTAGAGTTGCGTGCCGTACTTGATCTTGAGTTGCCGCTTGACGAACGGGTTGAGGTTGGTTTCGTCGACCGAGGTGTTGACGATGCCCATGGCCCCGTCGAGTTGCCCGGGGTTGGCCATCAGCGCGCTGTTCTGCTTCTCCACCGTGCCGTCGATCTGCAGTTCGGTGTACTTGTCCTTGTTGGCCAGCGTCTGCGTGTTCAACTGCGTGTTGACGTTGTTGTGGTAGACGTGCGCCGTGGTGTCGGCTTGGTTCTGGAACTTGCCGCTGACGCCCTGCCGCCGCGTGTTCCAGTCTTGAGTGGCGAAGTCCTGCACCGCCTTCGGGATGGTCGACACCTGATCCGGCGGCGTGTCGCGCTCAAGCTGCGTGCGGTAGGCGGTGACGGCGGCTTCGTGGTCGGACAGGATCGACTTGCCCTTGAGCGCCTCCTGCTCGTCGAACTGCTGGGTCAGCGCCCCGCCGAGGGTTTCCAGTCCGCCTGCGATGGCCTTGCCCGCGCTGGCCTGCGCCGTGCCGATTTCCGAACCGAACGCCTCCGGGGTGGCAAATGGCGTCTTGCTTGCGCCCGGGAGGTCGCTGACGTTCTGATCCCATGTCGGCACTTTCACCATCAGCTAAACAGGGTCAGCGACTGACCGCCTCCGCCCCCGCCTCCAAAGCCCTTGACCAGTCCCCCGGCTGCCCCGGTGATGCCGCCGATGATCGCGCCCTGCGCAGCGATGTCGCCCGCCTTCTTGGCGTTGATCGCCTGCATCGACGAGAGGGTCGCCTGATCCTGCCAGCGTTGTGTTTCCAGCGCGCCCGCGTAGCGGGTATCGGCGACGTCGCCCGCGATGCGGCCCGCGCTCTGCCCGAACACGGTGACGGGTGTGCCTGTGGATACCTGTGCGCCCGACGAGGCGAACGCCGCGCGCTGCTGCGCCAGCGCGTAGTCGCCCTTGATGGCGATGTCCTGACCTTTTTCGGATGCCTTGTAGGCCTCGGCGGTCGCGTTGTTGCGCGCCACCGCCGCCTGATAGTTGGCGGCCTGCGCCTCCGCGTCGGCCTTCTGCCTCGCCCCCGCTGCCGCTGCCATGCCGCCGACAAGTGACCCGACTGCCGAAACGACAGCGCCGATGACGCCAAGGGCTGCAACGCACATTGGCCTACCCCGAAACTCGCTGGCCGATTATCAAGGCTGTGAGCGTAAATGGTAGGGGGTCCGCATGCTCTATGACTATATACCTGTCCCTGTCCCACTCGCCGTCGAACGGCAGTCGCTTGTCCCCGGAGAACAGCGGGATCGCCGTCTCCAGCGGCGCGTCGGCGGATCGGTAGGGGATCGGGTCGAGCCCGCCATTGGCCGCCATCAAATCGGTGCCGTAGCTGCCGCCGACCGAGTACTGCAGCCGCGCGGTGATTTCAAAGACGCGCCCGATTTGCCCTTGCGCGGTGCCCCCTTGAGCCCCCGCTTCGATGTGCAGGGTCCGGATGCGCGCCGTGTAGTTGTAGCCGATGAGCACCTTGGACGCCGGGATGTCGAGCGTGACCACCCCGTTGTTCACCGCCTTGCCGTGGTAGGGCACGCCGTCGGCCAGCATACTGACCAGCATGCCGTTGAGGTGCCACAGCCCGGTGATGGTGGTGACCGGCGGCCCGACGTACAGCAGCGCATCATCGAGGTAGAAGCCGTCCTCCAGCGCCGCACCGTCTTCCAGACCCGGCTGGCCGACCTCGACATGCCGCACCGTCTGCCCGCCGACCACCCGCTCGACGATCATCCACAGTTCGTCACCGCCCAGCCCCGGGATGGAGGCGACCCCGCGCGCCAGTCCGCCGCCGCCAATCTGGTGGTGATGCCAGCCGACCACCTGCTGGTCGCGCTCGTAGGTCATCGCCACCATGTCGCCGTCGGCGCGCGCGTACCAGATCATCAGGTCGGGCACCGCCACGTAGGCCCCTTGGATCAGTCCGGGGGCGGTGATGTGCTCCGACAGGATGGTGAGGTCGGGGGCGGCGTAGCTGTCGGTCTGGAAGTTGTAGACGAACTCGCGCAGGCGGCGCGCCGGGTTCTCGTTCCTGCCCTTGCGCTGGGTGAACAGGATGGCGGGACCGGCCCGCACCGGCTTGACCAGCGCCGTGCCGAACGATGTTTCACGTGACACCTTGATATTGGTCGAGGTGATCGCCTCGTTCGCGTTCGAGGCCGCCACCGTGTACTCGCCCGAGGTGGCGTTGACCACCAGCCGCTTGGTGGTCGACAGGTAGCGGATGGCGTCGACCTGATCGGAACTGATGGTGTAGTTGTAGGACAGGTCGGCCTTGTCGCCGTCCTTGTAGTTGAGGTAGGCGTCGATGTCGCTGCCCCACAGCGTCGTCGGCTGCCATTCCGTGTTGGCTGCCACCAGCCGCTGCTCGTGGAAGGTGGCGGTGGTCGGGTAGCCCCGATAGTCGGACCACGCCCCCTCCTGCCACATCCATGACGACCGGGCGGAGTAGGCGGTGTAGGGCGTGCGGTACTTGACGATGTTGGCGTAGGCCTGCTGCGTGTTGATGACGTCGGTGACCTGCACCACGCAGTAGCCGGAATGTTCGTAACTCATTTGCGCGACTTCGCCCGCCGTGCCGTAGAACACGTCGACGATGCCGCGCGTGTGCGTCGGGTAGGATGCGGTCGAGGCCATAACGCCACCGCCGCCCGACACCACAAAGTACACGTTGCCCTTGTACTCCCAGAAGGTGTTGTTCGCGACGGTGACCGTCGCCCCCGGTGCCCATGTCGCATAGCCGAAGGATGAGCCGTTCGACTGCTCCCAGATGCGCCACAGCGAGCCGACATGCGCGTCGTTGAGCATCGGGTAGTTGAACGTCATCACCGCCGAACCGCTCGCCACGTCGAGCGACACGCGGATGCCGTCGTTGATGTTCATGTCGAGGAAGGGGCCTTCCTCGACGTTGCCGGTGTTGAGCGTCCATGACGCATGCGACAGCCGCTTGAGCAGCGTGATGGGCCAGTTCGAGGTGAACAGGAACAGCGTGTCCGCCGACTGCGTGAAGGTCATCGTGGCGATGTCCTGCGCGGAGTAGAGGGTCGCCACCTCGTAGATGCGCGAGGATACGCCGCCGCTTGTGTAGGGCGAGTAGGTGCGGCTGTCGACGTTGATGACCAGCGTCGTCGCCGTGCCGCCGGTCACCGTGAACTCGCGGTTGTTAAGCTGGTGCGTGCCGCCGATGTTGGTGAAGATGACGCGGTCGGTGGTGGAAAGCCCGTGCGCGGCGGCGCAGGCGATGGTGGTGGTGACCCCCCGCGTGATGCCGACGATGGCGCTCTGCACGTCGAAGATGATGCCTTGGTTCTTGAAGAAGCGGATATAGCCCGGGCCGAACTCCAGCATGTAGGCCTGCGTCGTAGAGAATACGAACGGCACAAGGATCGAGTTCGGATTGCTGTCCTTGACGGTCGACACGTTGAGCGTGCCGCCGCGCTTGCGCGCGCCGCCCTGCGGCAGCACCACCACGTTGGTGAGTTCGCGCGCGCCGTTCTGGTACTTGGCAAGGTCGACCCGCCCGTAGATGCGCGGGGATATTTCGCCAGCCGTGAAGTTGGTCAGGATGCTGTTGACGGTGCCCATCACACGTCAGACAGACGTGCCTGCTCCCATGTGGACAGCGGCATGATGTCGGGCGAGCCGTCCATGGCGTCGGCGAACTTGGCGTCGGCGGATATTTCCGCGAAGGCCTGCTGATACATCTTCACGTCGTTGGCGCTGTCGGTGAACGGCTTGCACCAGCGCCACGCCAGCCGCGCGGCAATGGTCGCCACCAGCCCGGGGTCGAACTCGTCGGTTGGCTTGCGCGCGATGTAGGTGAAGCGGAAGCCCTCGATGTTGCAGTGAATATACTGGCCGTGCCGGGCGAACGGCTCGATGTTGTTCGACACGTCGCCGTCATTGGTGCCCTCGACGTACACCGTGCGCACGAAATCCGCAGGCAGCCGGAAGGCCAGCGCGTAGCCGAACAGCGGCTTGGCGGTCGGGTCGGAGGCCAGTTGCG